ACCAAAAGTAGCTAAAGTGCCTGTGAAGACCGAAGCTATGAAAGTTGGATCAATCTTTTCTCCTGCATCATAACCTGGTATTTTAACGTAGTTCAAAGTTAAAATTCCTGCGGACCACACAAGAACGATCACTCTTATCAGTGTCGCTAAGTACATCAGTTGCTCTTCTTTATCATCAACTGCTTCTTTAAGTTTACCTAAAGGTCCTTTAGGTTTTTCTTTTACTTCTGCCATGATATTTTATTTGCTGTAGTATTTATACTACGTTTGTTCGTATATTGTTTTAGTTCTCGGAAACATCTGTCTAGATTCTCCCGTTTTTTGTTCTGAAATTCTTTCTCCTAGTGTTTCTTTTATGACTCCACTAGTAGGACGTGGATTAACTGCAAGGATGTATCTATTAGGACTATCTTTCTGACATGTAGGGTCAGCAAAATTTCCATTCTGTCCTAACACACCTTGTACAGCATTTACTACTATCTGTCCATTCATACCACCATGAAGTGAACATTGATAATAATATGTACCTTGTGCAGTAGGTGACCATACAACATTACCAGTAACATTAAAGTTATTAGAACCCTGATTTGTAGCACCAGTTACTTGATTAGCTGTACCACTTCCTTGTTGAGTCTTGATATAGAATGGATGATTATAATATGTACCAGCAGCATGTACTATAATTTGGAAACCCATAGCATGATTGCCACATCGGACATAATATGTTCCTGGAGATACAGTTGGTCCTGTGCTAGTATCCCATCCAGCACCATCAGGAGAAGTACTGCCTTGACCATATGTAGTACCTGTAGTAACTTGATCACCACTTCCTGTAGTTTGTGCAGTTTTTATATACAACGGATGATTACTTATGTCCACCTGAGGTCCAATATCAATCTTATCTCCAACCTCTATGTGGACTTGACCCGCAGTTAAACTACTGCTTTGACCTTGACCATTACCAGTATGCCAGTGGGTTCTATCACTCCATTGAATAGCATATCCTCCATTACTTACACCTGTTATGGCAACGTAGACACTACTTGGTGGTGGCACTTTAAATGTTAATTCATCGTTTACTGAGCAAGTGATTGTTGGATTACCACCACTAACAGAACCATTAGCATCAGTTCCAGTTATAGTATATTCACCACTATTAAAAGCATTAACATTAAAACTCCAATAATTCTGGCCTTGAGTAGGACCCACATCAAATGTCATGTCACCTACTTTGCTATGTTTTTGTATGTAACCTAAAACATCTGAGTTAGTAAATCTTTCTTTATTTGTTGCTAGACATGCAGCAATACCAGCAACTTGTGGTGATGCCATACTAGTTCCAGTTAAAGTATAGAAAAAATTATCTCCACCATATTTTGTATCTGTTGCACCTATACCATATATTATATTACCATTTGTATCTTTAATGACACCTGCTTTACCAAAGCAAGAGACAGTTTGATCACCTGGTGCAAATACGTCTATGTTTGGACCATAATTTGATGAAGCAGCTCTCCTAAAATTTTTATAGTCAGACAAATTTCCTACACTTATTACCCCCTGAGCACAGTTAGGACTTGATCCTCTACAAAAATACCTAAAACTAGGAGTTTGATTGGTAAACCATACATAATTATCCCAATCTTGATGTTGAGTTCCATCTGGGTTGTATTGTGGAACCATATAACAATTCATATTACCAACAGCACCAATGACGACCACTCCATCTGCAATAGCATCTTCACAATCTGCATTTAAAGCAGCACTATATCCAGGTAGAGGATTTTTTCCTGGATCCAAACCAAAGTCTGCGTTTATTCCATTTAATGTCCACCCACTTGGATTAGGATTACCATTTTGAGTATAACTCCCTCCACGCCAACGAATTTCATTTATATTATTAATACCCCAACTCTCTAAACTAGATATTAAACCCCAACTATGATTTGTTATCGTAGGATTCCTTCTACCAGTAGTAGTATTGACTGCTTTATACCTATGAAATGCTCTTAGATAATCAAACATCAACGCAGTAGGTACAGGTGTTCCTTGATTACCACCATTACCTAAAACTTGCATACTATAAATGTTTGCTTGTTTAGCCCACCCATAAGTTTTACCAGCAAGAGTACCTGCTACATGAGTGCCATGATACGTTTCATTAGTAGCATTACCCCAATAATTATTATAAGGAGCACTAGGAATAGATGCACCATCATCATCAATGCTAGCTACTTGAGTATTATGTTGGGTATACCAATCATAATCTTTAAACCTACTATTACCATTACCATCATCCCATTCTCCACAGTCAGTTGATACTTGGTTATCACATATAACTACATCAACATGCTTACCATCATTGAAGACATTAGCAGTTGCAGTCTTACTTGTTGTTCCATCATTTCCAAACGTGCCTTTTCCTCTATCAGCATCGTTACCAGCACAATGTATCTTACCCCAATCAAGATCTGTTGCAGTATAAGCACTAAAAGCACTATTTTTACGATACGTACCAGTTGCACTATAAGGTGTATTATTTTGTAACGCAAATGGCGTAGGAACTAAACCTGCATCCTCAAGATTTAATTCAACATCAAGAACTCTTGCATCTTTTTTTATTTCTTCTGCCTGTTCAGCAGTCATATAATATTGTGTGTTCCTACTTATAGGACGCTTCATATGAAGTTTATATCCATCAGAAGACATATCACTGTAGAACCCATCTAAATCTTCATACTTTTTTAGAGTTACAATGTATACTTTATCTGCCATATTAACCCTCTAATTGTACAGCTGTTATGGTTACTGTTATGGCAGCAGTACTACCACTTTTGTTTACCACCTTCGCATATACAGCAGCAACAGGTGTAGCCTCATTGTTCCATCCTATCGTTGCTGGTGTGATAATTTGTGTTTGTGCTGCTGTTGTAATTACCTCAGCAATAACACCTGATCCTGGTATCGGATCTGTGGTCTCATTTCTACCAGCATCAGCAGTTCTAGATGCTTGATCAGTGTAAAGTGTCACCCATGCAGCTGCGGAAGTCTGAATACTCAATAAAGAATAAGTTTTATATGCAGTAATAGTAATATTATCAGTCGCACCATCAGCGATACTATTGGTTGCTTGGTTAAATGATTGTCTTGACTGAAGACCACTTCCTCCTCCACCACCTCCTTGACTTAGAATGTTTATGGTTCCAAACATTGCAGGATGTGCTGTACACTGATAGTAAAGAGTATCAGGTGCATTCATTGGTACAACAAAGGTTAAAGTATCACCATTATTTGCATCTTGATTAGTAACACCATCATTATATGGTGTACCACCACCTGATTGAGCACCAGTAGATTGAATTCTAGTTGGATGTGAACCAGCAGCATTAATATCAAACTTATATGTCTGACCTCTCATGAGGGTTAAAGTAGGATTATTTTGAGAGGTAGGAAATCCATCACCAGAAAATACGTAAGCTGAGTTTCCTGTTTGTGTCAGTGTCCATGTAACTATTGGATTTTGAGCACGTGTAACGGTTATTGTTTTTGTTGCACCAATTCCACTAGCAGTAATACCATCACCTACAAAGTTTAATTTTGTAGCAGCAGTTGCAAGGTCATTGTTCTCATCCGCTACGGTAAGACTACTACCACCACCTCCACCAGTTTGATCAGCGACCCAAGCATAGTCACTTCCATTCCAACTTAGAATTTGACCTGAAGATGCACCTGAAACATTAAGGTGAGCATCTACATCACTGTTAGCATAAGAACCACCTCCACCTGATACAGTATCAGCTTTCCAATAACCATTAGTATTATCCCACACTAAAGACTGTCCATTGGTAGGTGCAGTTGAAAGATTTACATCTCTAAGTTCTCCTATAGATGAAGATTTATCTAATAGTTGAACCCAAGGACCTTGATTAACTTGAAGACTATTACCTTGTCCTGTATGTGAATGACACCAATAGTAAAGTGTATCGGGTGCGTTTGCAGCGACAGTAAATTCTGCTGTACGAGTAGTAGCGGCTGCAAATCCACTAACATACTCTGCCATAGTTTTGTTTACACCATCCAATTTATACTGAACACCAGTCATGTAATGACCATGACCATTATGATCACCATCAGATCCTGTACTAAACATCAATGGATGAGCTTGACTGTTGTAGGTAGCATTAGTTGAATCTGATTGATCAAAGATAAAAGTAACACCCCTATTAATAGGATAGAGAGCAGGTTTTTCTACACCACCAAAATAAAATACACCTGTTGCCTGTCCATTAACATTATCTACACCTACAGTAACTGCGACATTAACAGTCCCACCACGAGCAAAATATCCATGCCCATCAGAATTAAGAAGAGCAAACAGACCATGATGTGTACTAGTACTAACTGCATTTAGAGCAGTCGTATCAGTATATTGTACACCAGTCATGGATAATGAACCAGAAGAAATACTAAGTCCACTACCTACCTTTACCCCACCAAGAACTGTGGATGATGCAGTGGGTAAAGTGTAACTACTTGTTATACCATCTGCCTTCCATGTAGTGCCATCATACGTCCATGTAATACCACTAGCCGTATGTTGAGAACCGTTACCTGGAGTGCCTGGAAAATTTATTGCCATTTTTTTATATTCCTTCCGTTATATTTATTAAGCGTCAAATACGAATAAATCAAACTTAGCATCATCTATTACATTTGAAGTTGGATCAGATACTGTGCCGATAAAAGTAGTACCATTAACCTTTTCCATATTAACAACTAATGGTGCTCCTCTACCAGCTGTACTATCATTATTAAAATGAGGTTGTGCTAGTATAAGATAACTAGCAGTATCACCATAATTATGATCCATCGTAAAGGTAAATTGGAATGAACCATATCCAGATGGATTTGATATAGCACCATATGTTGCAGTGATACCTGCACCAGTCCAACTACCTTGTGGATTTACTGTAAAGTTTGTAAATTCAGCAGTTCCTTTATACCTAGGACCACTACTTGCAGGAGGAGATGTATCAACCCATTGTGAGCTATCAGCATCTTGATAGTAAACCTTGAGTCTACCTTCATCAGACTTCCACCATAGATCACCATCATTAGGAGAAGATGGAGCACTATCTGATGTAGTTACAGTAGCACCACCAGTAGCAGCAAGAGGTGGAGAAGCATCAACCCATTGTGAGCTATCAGCATCTTCATAATAAACTTTTAATCTTCCCTCATCAGATTTCCACCACAAGTCTCCATCGTTAGGAGAACCTGGTGCAGAATCAGATGTTGTTACACTAGCACCACTAGTTGCGGTAGATGATAATGTAAATCCATCTGCTGTTACACTACTAATACTAATATTATTACCTGCTGTGATAGTAATGTCATCATTAGTAGAATCTGATCCAGTCAATCTTAACTTGACATTACCCGATCCAGAAACTGCTGATTGAGTATAAGTAGTATTCCCATCAGCACCTCCACCACTAGCATCATCTGCTACAACCCAATTAGTGCCATTATATTTTAGGATTTTATTATTCGCTACACCTGTTGTATCAACATCTGAAAGACCATTAAGAGTGGTAACTAATGTAGGTTTTCCAGTTAAATCTGCATATGCACCAGAGAATAATGTAGGTTTATTTTGAATGAATGATACTAAGTTTGAATCATTCTCATTCCAATTAGATTGAACCTGTGATGCTGGTATAGTAGGTTTATTTTTTATAAAGTCAATAGCAGCACTGTTTGACTGACTCCAATCACTTTGGATCTGAGCAGCAGGTATAGTTGGTTTGTTAATTAAGTCATTATAAGATCCACTTGTTGCAACAGTAGCAAGAGTGGGTTTATTTAATATAGAAGCAATACCAGTAGTAGCATTCCAATCTGTTTGTACCTGAGCAGCAGGTATGCTAGGAAAAGTTGACCACGCAATAGAAGAACCAGTGGAAGTTAAGTACTGTCCACTGGTTCCATTAGCACCAGCAACCTGTAAAGGTTTGCCAGTTGGTATATTCACACCATCTTTTACTTCAACAGGTCCGTTGTCATTATAATTTGATATCTGATTGGCAAGTAACTTTGACATACTTCTAGTCTTGAAGACATTCTTTCTAAGCTAGAAGTATTTATAGTTACACAGGACCGTCTAAATTATCCATGTCTTTACCATGCTTATTAGTAAAGATATTGATGTCATCTATGTTTAGTTTATATCCATAGTCTTCATCCTTAAGATCTAAACTAAAATCATACTCTGCTTTGTTCTTATAATAACTAACAACATTATCAACACTCCTAATAGGAGTAGTAAGAATAAGTTCTCTTACCTTACTAAGAGCTTCAAACATTGT